GCCTTACCAGCGAGCACGCACTTGCTGTGTTGGGCGACCCTGAGATTGATGATGAGGCTAAGAAAGTCTCTGGCGTTACTAAGCAGGTAAGGCTTACTAACTCTGGCTCATCCGTAATGATGATGACCGCTAACCCTAGAGCAAAGATTGAGTCTAAGACCTTTGACCTTATCGTTATCGATGAGTGCCAGGAAGCGGATGACTTTATCGTGGCCAAATCTATCGGCCCGATGCTTGCGTCTACAAACGGTACCATGGTTAAGACCGGCACCCCCACTACGCACAAGAATAACTTTTATCGCGCTATCCAGCTAAATAAGCGCCGACAGACAGGACGAGGCTCTCGACAGAACCACTTCCAGTGGGACTGGCGTGATGTGTCTAAGACGAGCCCAGAGTACGCAAAGTTTATTAAAAAAGAGATGCTCAGAATTGGAGAAGACTCAGATGAATTTCAAATGTCGTACAGCTGCAAGTGGCTCCTCGAAAGAGGAATGTTCGTCACCTCAACGACGATGGATGACCTCGGAGACACTTCTCAAGAAGTGGTTAAGGCATGGCACAGGACCCCAGTCGTTGTGGGTATTGACCCGGCACGCAAGATGGACTCGACAGTCGTCACGGTTGTATGGGTGGATTGGGACAGACCTGATGAGTACGGGTTCTTCGACCACCGAATCCTCAACTGGCTGGAAATCCAAGGAGACGACTGGGAAGACCAATACTTCCAAATAGTTAACTTCCTGGAGAACTACGATGTCCTAGCAGTGGGGGTAGACGCTAACGGTGTCGGAGATGCCGTAGCCCAGCGCCTTCGTTTGCTACTGCCTAGGGCTGAGGTTCACTCTATTGGCTCTAGCCAGCAGGAACAGTCCAAGAGATGGAAGCATCTAAAAACCCTAATTGAACGCCGGTTAGTGGGGTGGCCTGCACACGCTAAGACCCGCCGATTGAGAAGCTGGAAGCGGTTCTATCAGCAGATGACTGACCTAGAGGTTAAGTTCCAGGGCCCTAACTTCCTTGCTCACGCCCCTGAAGAAGCACACGCACACGACGATTATGCCGACTCTCTAGCGATTGCCTGCTCACTAACTATGGACTTGACCATGCCATCGGTAGAAGTCACCACAAGCCCATTTTTTAGATAAATTTAGTTTGACCTGCAAATTAGAGAGTTTCATATAAAACTTGTAATGAGGACCTCAACCTTTAACTAGGAGAATAAAATGGCAATTGCCCCAGCACCAAAGTTCCCTGAGTCACCAGGGACCACATACGACCGCAAGGTCACCCCAGCAGTACCTGGCCAGCGTGGCCCACTACGCTTCCAGGAGGGTCTCGGTACCGACACCGATATCCCTGAAGAGTTTGCTAACGGCGCTATGCAGGGCTACGTTCCTGCTGCGGGCCGACCAAACCGTAATGCACCTGTACACACCAAGCCTGCCGAAGAGACCATGCGTGAACGTGCTCACGTAGGCTCAGCAGCATGGATAGAAGCTCCAGACTACCTAGGCGAGTTCTCTACCGGCTCGTTCCAGGACTACGGAACTAACACCTACGAAGAGAAGTTCGTTAGCGGCTCGCACCAGCAGCGCGTTAACCCTGCTCAGGTTCAGGACTAATTTAGTCGGTACTTAACCCCGTCTGCCCTATGTAGGCGGGCGGGGTTAAGTTTCTTAAAGGCAGGACATCATGGCCCTCATTAAGGGTAAAGAAGTAAAAGAGACACCGAGACAGGTGCCCGCTAATCCTCGTCTTTGGAACATGATTACTACACAAGCAAAAACTAAATTTGCTAAGTATCCTTCTCCTGCCGCAGCTCACTGGGTGCACTCACGCTACTTGCAGCTAGGTGGGCGCTTTGTGGACTCTGAGAAAGATGTCGACCCTAGATTTAGAGACAGGGCTCAAGAAGCCATGGACAAAAAAGAAGAAAAAGCTAAGAAAAAGGTCACTAAAGACGTCAGCAAAAAGGTCACCAATAACTAGCACTTCAAGCGTTAAATATTATTTTTGCGCTACACTAGTAACTATACGATGCACCTGACCTAGAACCGGAAGCGTTTTAATTTAATGTCAATCGACTTTTCACCCCCCAGTTATAGAGCGGCGTCTTCTGACCTAACCATCTCTATTTCTCCGCTCGGACTTGTAGAGCTTGCTGATGAAGAGTTTGAGGTACACGGTCCTCGCCTAAACCGCTACTCACTTAACTGGGCCATGTACCTTGGCCACCACACCGGATTTCGTCGCCAGGCCGGCGAGCCCTCTATTGTCCTAAATTATTACAGGGCAATTACCGATTTTATTATTAACTTCACATTTAGCAAGGGCGTACAGTTCCGCTCAGCTAAGGCCACCGAAGCTATCGTCCCGTCACTTCTAGAGCGAATCTGGGAAGTAGACAACAACAAGTCCACCGTTCTCTGGGAAATTGGACAGCAGGGCGGCGTGTCCGGTGACTGCTTTATTAAGGTTGCTTACGAAGAGGCTTACACAGATGCAGCTGGGGGATACCACCCGGGTCGTGTTCGCATCCTGCCCCTTAACTCGTCTTTTGCATTCCCTGAGTTCCATCCACATGACCGCGAGCGCCTTATCCGTTTCAAGCTCAAGTACCGCTTTTGGGGCACCTCGCTAGAAGGTACTCGTCAGGTTTACACCTATACTGAAATCCTCACGGACGACATGATTGAGGAGTATCTAAATGATGAACTTATTGACTCGCGCCCTAACCCACTCGGTGTTATACCTATCATTCATATTCCTAATGTTCGTGTCTCTGGTTCTCCTTGGGGTCTTAGCGACTGCAATGAAATTATTAGCATTAACCGCGTATATAACGAGACCGCTACGGACATTGCGGACATCATCAACTACCACGCAGCCCCTGTAACTGTTATCACAGGCGCTAAAGCTTCTCAGCTTGAGAAGGGCGCTAACAAGGTTTGGGGAGGCCTTCCAAAAGACGCTAAGGTTATGAACCTAGAGGGCGGCGGCACAGGTCTAAAGGGAGCTATGGACTTCATGGACCGCCTAAAGCGAACTATGCACGAAATGACTGGTGTGCCCGAGACCGCCTTGGGAACTGCCCAGCCTATCTCAAACACCTCTGGTGTTGCACTTAGCATTCAGTTCCAGCCTTTGATGAACCGCTACCACCAGAAGATTGTGCAGTATGCGCATGGCCTAGAGCGAGTTAACGAGTTGGTTCTTCGCACCCTAGCGATTAAAGAACCCGAGACGTTCTTCTTCGACCCTAACTCGACTACGCTTCCAAAGCCAGACCAACTAATGGAGCTAGACCCGGCTGACCCAGAGACTTACCGCACCTACTGCCACTTCCCTCCACCGCTACCTCTAGACAAGCTAATCGTCTTGAACGAGGTGCAGTCACTATTGTCTCTAGGCTTGCAGTCTAAGGAAGGCGCTCTGCGTGACCTTGGCGAGGAGTTCCCAGAGTCGAAGCTCCAGGAGATTCGCCAAGAGCTTATCGACGACGCTCTTGCTGAGGGTTCATTGAACTTGATTAAGACCGAAATTCAGAACGAGATTATGTCTCTTACTGGAATGTCTGTAGACCCGAGCGGTAACGCTATGCCTGCTGCTCCTGAACAAGTTGCCATGGCGCAACAGGGTGCTGCACAGACACCGATTCTAGACCCTGCAATTATCGAGAACCTACGACTAGGTGAAGCAAAAGTTAGAACCAGGCTTGTAACTGAAGCCTATGGCACCCGACTTCCGCAACGCCAAGTTCCGCAGGATTATCAAAAATAATGCGGGTTTAGCAACAAAATAATAAAAATGTCAAGTCATACTTGATATTGAAAACACACCGAGCGGTCATACGAGCTACGGACGCAAGTCCACATGAAAAACGACCTAAAGAAACTAAGGAATCAACATGGAAACAGCAGAAACTCAGGCTGTTGCTGCAGAGGCATTTGCCGCTGAAGCAGGAGTCACACCAGTAGTAACAAGCACTGACGCTGATGCGCCAGCTGCTATCAACATCACCGAAACCCCCACCACCCCAGCCTCTTCTAAGTCATACACTGAAGAGGACTTGGCTAAGGTCAGGGCTCAGGAAAAAGACAAGCTCTATCCTCAAATTGACAAGCTAAAGTCTGAACTCGAAGAGCTAAAAAAGGCTCGCGAAGAAGAAGTAGCTGCCAAGCTTGCGGAAAAAGAGTCCAAGGATGCTGAGGCCCGCGCAGCGGCTGAGGCTGACATGGACGTTCGAGACCTGCTTAAGCAGAAAGAACTCGAATTCAACGAGCAGTTGGAGCGTGAGCGTCAGGAACGCGAACGCGCCTTCGCGCTACTGGAGCGAGAGAAGCAGTTTACAGAACTCCAGTCTTACAGGCAGACACTGCTGGAGACTGAGCGGGAAAACATCATCCCCGAACTTGTAGACCTCATCGCGGGCAGTACCCGTGAGGAGCTCACACAAAGCGTTGAGAGCTTGAAAGAGCGCTCAGCAAAAATTCTTGAGAGTGCACAAGCAGCGATGCAGAACACTCGAAGGGAAATGACAGGCACAAAGGCTACTTTGCCGCCTGCCGGGCCAATGGACATCAATTCGGAGCAACGTAACTTCACGGCTGAGGAAATCTCAGCCATGCCGATGAACGAATACGCAAAATATCGCCAACGTCTATTGAGCGACAAAGCTCAGGGACGCGGGCAGGGTCTGTTCGGTAACTAACCTAAACCCAAGTCAATCACTACGTCTTTAAGGAGACAACCACATGGCATCAGGTATTACGGGAACTGGCAATCTAGCCGCAGCCCCTACCTCATACTCGGGTACTAACACCCAGCTAACTCAGGCGATTCAGCAAATCTGGTCAAAGGAAATCCTTTTCCAGGCTATGCCAATCCTTCGCTTTGAGCAGTTCGCAGTTAAGAAGACTGAACTAGGTGTTGCACCTGGTCTTCAGATTAACTTCCTACGTTACAACAACCTTGGAGTTGCATCACCACTTGTTGAAGGTGTTCGTATGCAGACCAACGCGTTGACCGCACAGCAGTTCTCAATCACCGTTTCGGAGCACGGTTACGCACTAGCAGTTTCAGAGCTATTGCTTAACGCTTCATTCGATGATGTAATGGCTTCGGCATCGCGTCTTCTAGGCCGTAACATGGCCCTTTACCTAGACAAGTTGAGCCGCGACACCCTATACAGCGCGACCTCAACCATCTACGGTGAAGACCGCACCGACATGCTCGCAATCACCGACGGAACTGGTACCTTCAACCAGTACGCATACGGTACTCTTGGAACCAGCCGTGCTTCAATGACCGGTAACTTCCACTTGACCCCACGCACCGTCAAGGATGCAGTTGAGACCCTCTCGACTAAGAACATCCCAAGACTAGGCGAGACCTACGTTGCTTTCGTGCACCCACACCAGAGCCGCCGTTTGCGCGACACTGCTGAGTTCATTGAAGTAACCAAGTACGCAGCACCTGGTAACTTCATGCTTGGTGAAATCGGCCGTCTATACGACACCGTATTCATCGAGACCACCCAGGTTCGCAAGGTTGTCGGTGGAGCAGGAACCAGCTACACCGCTGACACTGCAGTCACCCCAACCGTAACCCCTGGTGGTGGCTACATTACCCCAGCTGAGTTCACCGGTAACGGTGGCGCAGACCGCTACGACTCTATCTTCATTGGAGACAACGCATTCGGTCACGCTATCTCACTACCTGTTGAGCTTCGCGACGGTGGTATCCTCGACTTCGGTCGTGAGCACGCACTAGCATGGTACTCAATCTTCGGTCTTGGTCTAATCACTGACCAGGCTGTTGTGATTGCAGAAACCAACTAGTAACAACTTGTCAAGGGGGGTCAGCAATGGCCCCCCTTTTCAAACCCAAATCAGCTATTAATTAGGAGAACACACCGTGGCAACACAAAAAAGAGCAACCGATTTTACCGGTCGTCAGCGCGAGCAGCTTCAGGCTGAAGCGATTGAAAAGCAGCAGGAAGCTGCAAACAACATGGCTATGGCCACTGCTGAGGCAGCGTTTAAGGCAGAGCACGAAGTTCTAGACGCAACCAAGCCAAACAGGGTAGAAACCGTAGTTGTTGAAGAGATTAAGAAAACCTCTGAAAACGCATCTGTAGTTATCCGTGTATCTGAGGACATTGAGTCAATGACCTTTGGAGCAGGAAACTACTACAGTTTTAAAGCCGGTCAGAAGTACGAAGTAATCCCAGAGATTGCAAATCACCTCGAAGCAAAAGGTTATCTAGCAGCTAGACTCTAGACCTATTTGCAAACACTACAGCGGGCTTAGGCCCGCTGTTTTGTTTATCCAGACATTTTTGCTGCAGTAAGGCAACATAGAAGTAGTCAATTTGTAAAGGGTCTTTTATGGCAACTCTCACGGAACTTGTGGAAAAGGTAAGGACTGAGTTAAACGACCAGCCTAAACAGTTCACCAAGTCATTTACCGGTGACGGTTCTACCAAGGACTTTACTTTGGGGTATAAGCCCCTAGACCTTACTACCCTTATGGTCACTGTGAATGGTACAGTACAAGCCAACCCAACAAATTACACCGCCGAGGCTAACCACGGCGTAATCCACTTCACCTCTGCCCCAGCTAACAACGCTGTAATTAGGATAACTGGAAGCGTTTTCAGGTACTTTTCAGAAGCGGACTTAGAATACTTTGTCAATACTGCCGTAGGACAGCACCTACTTAACCGCACAGACCGGTTTGGCACGCAAATGACAATAAGCATGTTGCCAGAGGTCGAGGCCTACCCCGTCACGATTCTGTCTACTATTGAGGCTCTATATGCCCTGGCAACAGACGCTTCGTTTGATATAGATATCCATGCTCCTGATGGTGTGACTATCCCGCGTGCTCAGCGCTACAGCCAGCTTATGAATCTAATAGGCCAGCGACAGGAACAGTACCGCAACATCTGCTCTGCTCTAAACATTGGTCTATGGAAGATTGAAATAGGAGTGCTACGCCGCGTGAGCCGTACCACAAATAAACTTGTTCCAATCTACATGACTCAAGAAATTGATGATTCTCGCAGGCCGGAACGAGTCTACATTGAGAACAACCTTAATGGCCGTGTTCCTGCGCCTAGCACGGTCGGTATCTATGACCTAATCGTAGAGCAGGGAGACACTTTCTCGGTAACGCTAGACTTCCCAGACGACACTAACTTTAGTGATTTGGTATTTAAGGCGCAAATTCGTACCTACCCTGGCTCACCTACTCTTTGGGCTACTATGACTGTCACTGTCAACAACCCTACGTTAAAGAAACTTACTGTATCCATGACTCCGGAGCAGACTACAAACCTTCCTGTTCGCTGTGCGTGGGACATCCAGGCAACTTCTATATCAAACCCAGACTTTGTTAGAACCTACCTCAGGGGCCAGGTATTCGTTAACAGGCAGGTGACCCTAGACTAATGCCAGACGAGATTATTGTTACGCCATCGCCAGCCATTACAGTAACTGTACTGTCTGGTCAGCCTGGTCCTCAGGGTGTTCCTGGAGACCTTGACGAAGTATACGAGGCTATTCCATCCTTGGTGTCTTATACTCATAATCAGGTCTCCGTAGCTACTACGTGGACCATCACCCACAACCTAAACTTCCGCCCAAATGTAACGGTGTTTGATAGCGCCAACACTATGGTCGAAGGGTCAATAACCCACATCTCTAATACCCAACTATCAGTTAGTTTTTCTGCTGGTATTTCGGGCACGGCGTATCTCTCATAACTAACCTACTTATCTTAAGGAGATAAACACATGTCACGTTCATTTTTGACGGGTATTAACCTAAATAAGAACGAACTTCTAAACGCTAGAATCCAGAACCTGTCTTCAGCACCTTCTAGCCCTGTTGCTGGTCAGATTTACTACAACACTGGCGACAACACCCTCCGCTATTACAGCGGGACTGCATGGGTTACCCTAGCCCAAGGCGGGGACCTGTCCAGTGCTATTTCAGCAGCAATCGATGCTCTGACCACAAATGACATTGAAGAGGGTCTAAATCTCTACTTTACCGACGAGCGTGCTCAGGACGCAGTAGGTAACGCAGTTGGAACCGGTCTGTCATACAACGACGGTAGCGGCGCAATCTCTCCTGACCTTA